ACCGGTTACTGTACCGCCCGTTTTTCCTTCTATTGTCTTAAGCCGCGTATCATCTCCGGCCGCCACGGTTCCGGCAGCCGTTCCAACGTTCCTGGTGGCGCTGTCTCCTAAACCGAGGTTTGTGCGACTGCCTTCTGCAGTGGTTGCCCCGGTCCCGCCGTCAGCGATTGCAAGCGCACCGTTGCTCCCTTTCTGCGCCAGTTTACCGATGCCTGGGATGGTTACGGCGGTGCCGTTGATGGTCACGGTAATGCTCTGATTTGCTGATGTGGTAGCGAATGTCTCCCACGCACCGATATTCTCGTCATAATCTTTGATGAGCTGAGACATCGCCTGTGCCAGGCCATCGACCGAGATATTGTCTGATACCAGAATGCCGTACTTCTGGCCGCTCAGCGCCGGGGAAGCAGCTGGCGTAACCGTCATTGACGTGGCGCTGTTCACGGATGAAATCTGGAACATCTGGACCGGGTTAGACATGACGATAATCGTCTGGCCAGCGCGAACCTGGCTGGCCGGTGCCGTCCAGTTTGTGCCAGTGCCGGTTGCGGTATTTCCGTTAATAGCGATAGTGCCAGTATTATAAAGCATAGGTACCTCTTAATTAATTGATCGCTATAAACGATCAATAACCAAATATTGATTCGCACAAACGATCTGAATAATTAATGTTTATTTGTGAATATGGGCATTCCACTAATTAATGGAATGCAAAAATGAAAAAGAACTATTTATCGATGCTTATAGGCGTGACGTTATTGTCAATGTCATCACTGTCTGTAGCTTCAGAAGCGGAACACACATCCAATCCTGGATATGGCGATGGTGGAACAGCACAGAAACGCCAGATTGACGCCTGTGTTAATGCGAATACGTCCACTGTCACGTCTTACGATAATGTCTCACACGTTAAGCCATGTACTGGTGGCGTCTCTTACAAAGACAGAGAACTCCCGGCCCAAAAAAATAAAGCACCATTCAAGTAAAATAAATAAAGCCCCTGATGGGGCTTTATTTTTATGACGAGGAAAATGAACCTGAACCACGCGCTATCTGCAGAACCGGTGAAAGAATCTCTTTCTTCGATGCGTTAGTTCCTCCCGACATATCATTTACGCTTATTGATGCAGTCACTACCTGTTTCGTAATTCCGCTTTTCGCAAAAATCACCGGGACCGCTACAGCGTTGGTTGTATTTCGGGTTGAACAGGTTACCCACTGATAATCCTTTGTGGTTCCGTCAATGGTCACTGATATCCGCGCAGTGGCATCGTCTCCAGATACGCCATATATCAACACAACCGCTGATACAATTACTGTCTTGGGCTTGCTGGTTCCGGTTGTATCCGTATAAGTCAGATTGGTCGTTACACCTCCTGAGCCGGATTTGGATTTATCCAGACCGACACCTGCGTTAACCACATCACCGACAAAATTCTCAGCCTCCACTGTACCCCTGAATGAGCCACTGGTTGCCGTCACTTTCCCTGTAAACTCCCCGTTCGTGGCGTAAACCGTTCCACGCACGGTGACATTATTGAACACGGCATAACCGGATTTGTTGATGTGCCAGCCAACGTTTCCGGTTCCATCCCAGGTTGTCGACTGGATGTAGTTGCCGAGTTTGAGGTTGCCGATTGTCCCGTCACCAATGAGCGTTTCCCGGATGATGGTTTGCCCGTTCTGAATAACAAACGGAAGCGTAACCGTGGCTCCGGCGTACTGGGTCACAGCAAAGCGGTCAGCCAGAAAAACAACCTGCGACTGCATGCCACCGGGGGTATTCTCAACACCAATCCCCATCCCTGCGGCGTAATACTGGCCGTTGCTGGATAACCCAACTTTGATGCTATACATCGCCTTCAGGTCGCCATTCACGTTGGCAATGGCCTCAGCGTTGGTGGTGATTGCAGAAGTGTGTCCATTAACGGTCGCCGTGATGCTGTTTACCTGCGTGGCCATAGCCTGCTGGTAATCCGAAAACGTCTGGTTCAGGCTATTGATTGACGCTTTGTTGCCGTTCACGTCCGTCTGAAGACTCAGCAGAGAGCGTGCCGTTGCCTCCTTCTCGTTAACGATCACCTCATCAATGCGGTCCAGCTGCGCGCTGTTACCGGCAACCGAAGCAGACAGAGTTTTACGCGTGGCTACCTGAGCCAGGTTTCCCTGGATAATAGCGATTGCCGAGTTTTTCACCCCACCCGTCATGCCATCCATAGACACACTGATGCTGTCGATTCGCTGGCCCAGCGCGGTATCAGCCGTCGCCACGGTCTGCTCAAGCTCCGAGAGAGAGGACGACACATCACCAACCGTGCTCGAAAGTTCATTAACGCTGGTCTGAACCTTCCCGACGTCCTGGGCATTTTTGGCGATGTCCTTCGCCTGCTGCTCCAGTTCGTCGTTGGCCTGTTTGATATCGTTAGCCATGCCAGCAATTTTTTCATTGCTGTCCACCGCGTTCTCGATTAGGTCCTTGAACGTTTCCGACTCTTTCATATCCTCCAGAATGTCATTGGTTATTTCGCTGACATCTATCGAGGACGTGCCCATGACCCAGTCGGTCCAGTCCCCGGCGTTACCGATACGGTCAATCAGGCGCGCGCGGTACCACTGGCGAACGCCGGCCGGCATGGGGCCATGCTGATAATCTGCAGCCGGGTACGGCACCAGGACCAGCAGTTCAGGATTGGCGTAGTCGGCAGTTGTGGCGCGCTGAATCTCTGTATAGGCCGTGTCGCCAGAGCCATCCGGAAATTTCCAGGTCAGGTCGATATGCCAGACCACATCTTCGGTCGCCAGGAAGTTGAGCGGAGTACCCGGTTTGCCCGTTTTACCGGAGAGATAAGTTGTTTCACCGTACCCCCATGGTGACGACGTATCCTGCGCATTCAGCGCCCGGACGCGCACGTCATAGCTGCCCGAATAAATGCCCTGAACCGAGAAACCCTGCGCGCTGGTAACCGGAACGTTTATCCAGTCCCCGTTGTCCTTACGCCACTGGGCAACGTACCGGATTGCGCCCTCTACCTTATCCCATGACACGTCCAGGCTTGCTACCGTCAGGCCCTGTGAAACATGATCGCTCTCAGTCACCACGATATTCTTCGGCGCTGACAGGACGCTTATCGGCGTGACGGTGATCGGGGGCGACTCGACCCGAACGCCGTCATCGATGTAACGGTATTTGTTTGGATCGTGCTGAACGGCCGTAATAGTGAAACCGCCTGTGCTGTCGTCGTTAGCCGCAATTGAAGTGACCCGGAAATACTGTATTGCGAGGTTATCACTGTCTATCGCCCAGACAGCACCCGCCACAGGTGCCTGACTAAATGCGGTGGCAACCGTCACCGTTTTTTTATCTGTGCTCACCGCGCTGATTGTGCGCGTCTGGGCTTTTCCGTCAGGCAGGTTAACCACCAGCCGGTCTTTCGCCGCATAGTCTATTTCTCGATCCAGCGTAATCTGGCGGCCATTGACCGCCCTGATGCGCCCCCCGTTCTCCTTGCCGGAACGGAAAGGATCGGCGACACCGATAATTTCAGCAGGCAGCGGGATGTAGCCATCCAGACCCACGCCAAATGATACGGTACCGTCTTTGGCATTGGAGAGTAGTACCCAGCGCCCGCGCCGGTGCGCTTCACTTTGCGAGGTGCAGCCGATTGCGGTCAGGGACGTCTGCCGGACGTCATAACGCTCTACAAGCGCCGAATCGTAGACCCCCTCAACGGTATCGCTGTAATGGTTCTGCGGATCGGACCAGGACACCAGGCAGGAGCTGTAGCGATTCTTGTATGAGCCGCCCGCATAAGTAAACAGCCCATCGATAACGTTTGAGGCGTTATAAACCCAGTCAACATCGTCCTGCGGGACGTCTGCCTGGACATAAATCTGGTCGTTGCCCCAGAACGTTATGCCACGAAATACCGCGGCGAGATCGTTAAGTACCTGCCAGGCGTCCTCCTGGCTCTGAATGAAAACGTTGCAGGTGAAACGCGGTTCGGTGCCACCGGTACCGTCGGAAACCATTTCGTCGCAATACTGGGCGATTGAATACAGCGCCCACTTATCCACCATGGATGCATCCACGCGCGTGCCCATGCCGTAAATTTCATCCAGAACCAGATCGTAAAATATCCAGGCGGGGTTATTGGACCAGGCCATTTTGAACCCACCGGACCATGAGCCCGAATAGGTTCGGGTTGTCGGATCATAGTTATCCGGAACCTTAATCAGCTTGCCTTTTATCTTACAGGTCACTTTCGGCGCGCTGCCGTTGAACTGGCTGCTGTCCACTTCGACATACAGTAGCGCGGTTAAAGGATAACGAAGCTTGCTGTCGATGACTTCCGCATACGAAAACACCTTGAAGGCGTTAACCAGTTTCGAATTTGATCCGCTGGCATCAGCCGTAATACGTCTGACCCTGACAGACCAGCCTGACGTGGATTTTGGCAGATCGATACGGTGGTCACGCTGATATTCCGTCGTGGTCTTTCCGTCAAACTTGCCGTTTACAACCGTTTTCCAGGCGCCACCGTCTGTTGATAAATCGATCGCATACTCGGTGACCGTGCCCACCATTTCGCCGTTATCTTTATAGAGATACTGGACCGGAACGCTTAGCTTAATACGAATGGCATCCAGGGAAAGATTGGTAAACTGGCGCGTCCAGGGCGATGTGGTGGTGACAGTGGTGCCCACCGCCAGCTCGTTATCGACCTGGGGCATCCCTGCGATGTAAGTCTGGTCCTGTGTGCCCTTGCGGAACTCCCATTTCACGCCGCTGAAGTTGTACTCCCCGCTGTCGTTTGCCAGCGGCGTATCGTTGAGAAAAATGTTCTGTGCGGTCAGGTCGCCCTGTATTTCCCCCTCAGAAACGGCAATGAGCATTTTTAATTTTGCGACCGACAGCAGATCGTCAGGCTGCTCAACTGGAGTATGCGCGCTACCCCCGCCCCCTTTGGCACCCTGCAGGATGGTTTCTTGTTCAAGAAGCTGCATTTTTTCACCCATAAAAAAAGGTGCCGCAGCACCTTTGAGTTAATGGCCGCTGGCCTACTGCTGATCGCTCGAGTACATACCGGCACTGACTATCGCTCCCCCTGCCTCGATCAGACCGTAAGCCAGGGGGACAGGATGCCCCATAGCGACGGTATTGACCGGCGCCCCGAAGGCATAGTTAGGCGTGTTATCCGTGCTTGAGGATTTACCCGCGCCGAAGGATGGCTGGGGCGTGAGCATCTGGACAACGCCGCCCAGCATCATTGATACCCCGACCCCGGTCAAAATTGACGTGGCGCTGATGGCTGTTGCACTCACCGCCGCCCCCCAGGCTGCCATACTCGCACCGGCGGTAAAGAATGCAGCGACCAGCGCAACGGCACCAACAACTATCTGAAGAACGCCAGAGTTTTTGGCCCCCTCATAAACGGGCACGATCCGGTATACGCTTCCCCCGCGGGTCATATCGAACTCTTCCAGCCCGATATTGTTATCCCCGTTGAAAAAGGCGAAACGGATCCCCTTCATATGGGCTTCCGACATGTATTTTTTGAAGCCGGGAACCTGCGAACATACTGCCCTGAGCATTTCACGCAGATCGGCAACATCAAACTGAACGCGGGCCCCGAATTTTTTAGCCATCTTACCGTCGAGAATAAGCGTTTTAAGCATTCATGTTGTCCTTATGCCTGACCACCCGGACCGTTCTGTCGCGATAATATTTCCCATACGGCGTACGCGAAGAAAGGTGCCCGAACAAATGATGAAGAATGATGTTGTCACCCAGATATACAGCGGCGTGATTGGTCACCGATGCCTGCACACTCATCATGATGATGTCCCCGGGCTGCATAGCACCGGCGTCAATCTCAACGAACCCCTCACGCTCCCAGTTGTCATCGTAGAGCCGCTCTTTGCCGCTCTCCCACCATTCGTAAGGCACTGAATAGTTCCCGAGGCCAATATCATATTCACGCTGATAATATTCCCGGATCAGCGACCAGCAGTCCGCGTAACCCAGCAACCATTGCCGCCCGGCATAATCCCGGTCTTCACGCGGGGAAATCGTACAAAAATCACCGTCCGGCCAGGACATGATCCCCCACTCAATACCCGACCAGTCACACTGGATGCGGTCCAGCTCGGAGGGCACCAGCCGGACCACATCCGGATGGGAGTGAATGACCATAATGATTTCACCGAGCGCGCGGGCAGCAAGCTGGTCTTCCGGAGAGAGCGTGAATGTTTCCTCCGGTTTATCCGCGATGTTGCGACAGGGAATAAAGATTTGCTGCTGCCCTGACTGAACAATCAGGCCACAGGCTTCTTTGGGGTATTCACCAGCGACGTGCTGACGGATAGCATCCAGCAATTTTTCACGCATTATCATTTCCCCTGCAGGTTGGCGGCCGGAAAGCCCCCGAATGGCAGCGGCGCGTCCGGACCGTGACGATCCTGACAGTCCTGACGGCGACCGCCACATACATCCTTCGACGGATCATCGGTAGGCGTGCCATCCTTGGTAAAATATTTCGTACCGTTGTAGTCGCATCCGGTTCCGCTTCGGTACCAGCCCCGCATACACCAGGTGCAGACAGGCGTAATCTGCCGGGTAGGCAGCTGAAGGCTCTGAATATCGAAGGGAGAGCACAGCTCAAAATCAACCTGTACCCTCGTCTCTGCGGTTTTGGCATTGACGAAAAAGAGTTGTACGCGCTCATCGGCCGGGCTGGCCCCCGGATTGCCGTCTTTCCAGTTGGCGGCATCGAGGTACTTAGAGAGCGTTGTGTGGATTTTTACTTTCGCCCGGACCATGTCGTCATACTCCAGGCATAGCGCCGTGACATAGTTCCCGACGTTCCCGACTGAGAGCGTGGGTGTCGGCTGGGACCCGGTACTTGATAACTCCATACCCTTCAGTTCGTAAGGATGAGGATCGTACTGGTTGCCCTGCCAGATTATGGCGGGCAGGTTCTCAGCGGCGAAGGCTGCCCACCCCTCCTCCTGGATATTGTGCGCATGAAACCGCAGCACCTGATCCATACCGAATTCGGTGCCGTCGATCTCAATCAGCTGAATAACGCTGCCGGGCTCAAGCTGTTGTATATCTCCGGTAAAACTCATATTACCCCCATAAAAAAAGCCGCCCGGAGGCAGCTTTCAGTGTTTGTCGAGAAAATCAGGGCGCGAACGCCTGTTCAAAAGTGAAGGCCACAGTGGCTTTTTTCCCGGTAGGGAATGAAACGCTGAACGAATCGGCTTTCATTCTGAACAGCTTTTTTTCACCCCATGGCGTGGTCCACCAGAACGATTTAGTAACGTGAGACATCAGAAAAGCGCGCAGCGCAGCCGCCTCCTGTCTGGTGCCCGTCCAGTCCAGGTTCCACGTTTCCTGTTTGTCGTTGATCCCCATCCCCGCTATCTGTTTGTAGCCATCCCCGAACTGGGCCTGCAGCGTTCGGGCTGTTTCAGTGCCCTGCGCTGTTTTTCGCGTGCGCCAGGTAAACGTGTCCGTCACTATGTCCTCCTCGAATAAAGCACGCCGCCTGCGGACATTTCTTTTTTCAGTCGCTCGGTGATTGTCTGCTGAACAATCGCCTGCAGCTGTTTCGCCGTCCCCGTGGCGTTCGCCTGATTTATGCTCCCGTCACTCCCCTGCTGGCTGATGCTCACTGGGGCATAAACACTGATACCGCCCATGCCAGGCCCGGCTATGCTCCCGCCACCGACCAGTCCCCCCGTGGCGTACCCGCGCATCAGGCGATAAAGGTTGCTCACGCCAAGACGGCTGGTTGACTCTTTGTTGAAGACGAACTCTCCCCTGTGCACAAGACCGGCAGGCTCATACTTGCCGCCATCTCCTGTGTAACCACCCACGTCGTAGAGCTTGGGTCGGAAAGACGGGACCGCGAATGACTGACCTGCAGAGGCGGTTTTTGCCCCGTCGCTAACCCAGCCCATTGCGCTCTGGATGGTGTAAGCCACCAGCAACTGGTTGATAACGGACACAATCATTTTAAGGATCGAGCTGGTGAAGTCCCGAAAGCTCGCCTTCCCGGTTGTCGTCAGGCTGGTAAGCTGGCCCGCCAGCCCGCTGAACGTAGCCTGAGAAATCTGCTGAACAGAGCTGAAAACGTTTGTCGCTGAATCCTGATATTCGGCCCAGCCCTGTTTCGCACCGGCCAGCCAGTTTGCGCGCAGGACATCTTCAGCCTCGAACGTCGCCCTTTGCTCTTCCAGAACCTTTTGCTGCGCCTGAGGGTTATATGAATAGCTCTCGCTGAGACGTTGCAGGGTGGTTTGTCGCCCGGCCTCGCGGGTGGATACCCCCTCAGACTGAGCCTGCAGGCCCGCCCTGGCGGCTTTTTGCTGCTGCTCAAACTTCACGGCCTGATCGGCCAGCTGGTTGAGCTTTTGCTGCCTGGCAACCTTATCGCCCAGGTCGGCCAGTTGCCGCTTGTACTCGAGCGTTTCTTCTTTGTGCGCCAGCAGGGATTTTTCCTGCGCCGTAAGCTGACGACGCCCAGCGGCCTCCTGCAGAACGGTGAACTGATTTTCAGTCTGCCAGAGATCCTGCCGCTGTTTGCTTATGACGTCGTTTACGCTGGTATGCTGCTCGAGCGTTTTAAGCTGGGCCTGAAGGGTGAGAAGTTCAGCCTGCGCTTTTTCTTCAGCTTTGTCCCCGGCTGGCGTTGAATAGCTTTTGCCTTTCGGCGTTTTGGGATCCTTCCACTGCTTTTCAATACCGGCGCGTGCTGCCGCTATGTCCTTTTCAGTCCACAACGTGGCGATGCCGTCTTTCGCATCCTGGCGGTTTTTAGCAATAAGCTGATTGAGTTTTTTCTCCGCAAGGGCACGTTTTTCTGCCGCCGTCGCCCCGGATTCAACCATCTGATTAAATTGCTGCTGGGTCCGGACGGCCTGTGTCTGCTGCTCCGTCCGCATTTTTTCCCTGGCAGCTGCCAGCCCTTCCTGGGCATATTGCTTATCGGCAAGATCGTAAGCCTGCTTCTTAAGCTCTACCTGCTGGCGCGCGTTGCTCAGCCTTTCCGCATCTGCCTTTTGCAGAACGTTGTTACCGGTATAGTCCGGATCAACCTTGAGATTGCCGGACAGTGCACGGTACTCTTTCTCAGCTGCCTGCCATTCAGCAAAAGAGTCCTGGCGCTTCATCGCGGTGTCAGGATTACGCCCTATGCCCAGCATCGCATCCCACGCGCCTGAGGCCGCATTCTTCACCCAGTTCCAGGCTTTTTCGAGAGAGCCAAGATTTTCCTCAACCGCCCCGGCCCGCTGAATGACCGCATCAGAATACGCACGCATGGCAAGCTCTGATGCTTTCTGCGTATCTCCCATCGCCTGAGCAGAGGCAATCTGTTCATACTGCGTGGCCGTCAGAAAATGCAGAGAATCATTGAGCGTTGTGACTGCATTAACCGGATCATCCTTCAGGCGTTTAAACTGATTGATGGTTTCGTCGACGGCCTGCCCGGTGGCCTGCTGCAGCCTGGCAGCAACGTTGCTCACCATGCTGACATCATTACCGCTAAACGCACCACTTCCGACAACCTGCGCCAGCACACCTGCAGCAGCATGCTGTGTAATGCCATTACCTGCCAGCGAGCGCGCCAGTGCCTGTAGCTGTCCCGACGTTTTCCCGGCGTAATTCCCGGTCAGGATCAGCTGCCTGTTAAATTCCTCGGACTCTTTGCTGCCGTCATACCAGGCCTTACCCAGCCCGTAAACCGCCGCGGCAATACCACCAACCATGCCGGCGATCCCAAGCCCGCGCAGCGACAGCAGCTGGTCAATCCACCCCGCCCGGTTAGCCAGCGTAATCCCGGAGCCGCGAAGCGCGCCGAAGTTACCGCGCATAACTTCGCCGATCAGTATCCCCAGTTCCTGCCGCGCTGCGGCACTTTGCAGGCCCAGACCGTGCGTGGCCACTTTGGCAGCCTCGAGCTTGCGGATATAGACCTCAGCCGCATCGCTTGCACCAACCTGCGCCGCCTTCATGCGCAGCAACTCGGTACCGGAGAGTTTTTGCTCTGCGACCTGTTGCTTCAGCTGACTGAGGAATCGGGTACGCGCGGCGGCCGATTTTTCCTCTACGATCTGCAGCTCTTTTTGCCTGGCCGTGGTGCGGGAAATCAGGGCGAGATAATCCTGCTGGGTGATATTGCCCTGTGCCCTTGCCGCACGAAAGCGCGCCTGCACGTTCGCAAGCGACTGCGTTTCACCATTGAGCTGGCGAACGCCGTCAATCTGGCGGTAAAAGGATGCCGCCAGTTCATCCTGACGGCGGGCAAGCGCTGCGGCCTGTCCGTCATTTTCCCGCATACGCTGATTAAGCTCGGTCACGCGGCGGTGAGTTTCATCAACGGACTTAGAAACGTTCTGCCAGTCTTTGGTCAGCCCTTCCGTTGCAGCTGACTGTCGGGCTTTCATATCGGCGGCAGCCGCCGCGCCAGCGTCGCCCACGCTCTTTAATGCCGCGCTCTGACGGTCCGCTGCACGCTGCATTCGCGTCTGGACTTTTTCAGAGTCCTCAGCCATCCCGGTTAGCTGCCCCTTTATGCGGGCAACCTGCTCACTAAACGTGGCGCTGTCGACGTCAAGGTTGATGACCAGATCGCTAATCTGCTGGGCCATATCGGATACCTCCTGTTATCCCCTCAGCTGCGGCCATCAGCGAATCATCATCCGGCTCGTCATCGCTGATGACGATACCGGAAGGAGAAAGCAGGCTGAAATGAGCGGGGGTAAGTTCCGGGTCGCGGAAGAAAAGAGTGGAGATGGAATAAAGCAGCTCTGAGAAATGCGCATCGAGCTGCGCGTCCTGAAAATAATGCTCCCGGTAGAACTGGTGCCAGTCGCCCAGCTCACTGGAAGTCATTCCAGCCAGCATGGCGCGCCAGTCGGGTCGCCCGAACTCGCGCGCCAGATTCAGGACAAACTTCAGCTCGCTGGCAAGGGCTTTTCCGCCGTAACGGGGTCTGCGCTTTCGGCCTCCGCTGAGGCATCCGGATCGGCAGCATTGTCATCATCAACCGGAACGAGCATGCCGGAGAGCAGCTTTATTTCCATTTCTGCTTTACCGATCGCCTCCGGCGGCCAGCCGCTAAGCACCTGCTGATAAAGCGTCTCCACATCCGTGCCAGCCGGATCGTTATGCCACAAAGACATCGCGATCAAACGCGCACCGCAGCGAATATTTGAGCCAATCAGCCTGGCCGTCATTTCCTGATCGCTGATGCCATCGCTGTCAGCGCTGACGGCCTTTTCCTCTGCGGCCATAAACGTAAGGAACTCAATACGCTGAAGCGCCGACAGCTCGAAGATGGTCAGTGATTCTTTTTGCCAGGTGAACTTCTCTTTTTTCAGAAACATGCGGCCTTCCTTACGCTGCTGTTACGGTGACTTTGCAGACCGCAACGAAATTACCGTCGCTGGTCATAACAATAATGTCAGCAGTGCCCGCCGCCACGCCGGTGACGGTGATCGCATTGCCGCTAACGGTGACCGTTGCTTTTGCCCCGTCAGAGGTTGCCACGCGGAACGAGGTATCTGAGGCGCTGGCAGGGTTAACCGTCACATTAAGCGTTGTGGTTGCGCCGACGGCCACGCTTGCCGTGGCTTTATCGAGCGTAACGCCGGTCACGGGGATATTCGGGGTCCCGCTTTCTTCAGCCAGCTCCGGCTTGCCGGTATTGGTGATTTTCGCTGTACGGGTAATGACCTCTTTTGCCGGAATGGCTTTACCCAGGCTGCTGCACCAGCCGCGGAAAACGTCTACGGTACCGTTCGGGTATTTGATTTTGTAATAGCGCACTGAGCCGTCAATAAACCATGCGACCAGGTCTTTTTGCCCTTCTTCGCCCGGTTTCCAGGCGAGGGTAAACGAGGTATCGCCAGCAGATTTTGCCCCCTGGGCGGTCGCGTTCCAGTCGGCGTCCTCGTCGTCGAGGTAGGTGTCGTCATAAGATTCGGCGGTCATTTCGCCCGGCGTCAGCTCTTTGATTTTTGCCAGGCGATTCCAGTCAATATCCGAGAGCGGGTTTGCAAAAGCATTGCCCGTTCCGGTGTACAGCCAAAGCGTGGTACCGGCGCCTTTCACGGGAGCCAGCGGGTTTGGAGTAGGCATAAGTACCTCTTAAATTGAATAGGTGATTACATACGTGAAATCGACTGAACCCCACGTGGCCATTTCATCATCCCGCTGGTAGTCGTAACCCTGCGGGGTGAACGTCTCGACTAAATCATTCAGTCCCGGGATGAAGGCCATTGCCGGATACACTTTCTCTTCCATCCAGGAATCCAGCGCGGTATCAGGGCTGGAGGCCTTGAGAAATACCTCGATGTGGACAACCGCCTGCCACGAATCCTCATCGAGCGAATCGCCGGTGTACTCCGCATCAGAGAGGTAAACAGCAACGGCAGGAAGATCCTGCTCTTCAAGAAAAACAGGACGTCCGTCAAACCAGGTGACGGGGTCGGTGATGTCTGCTCTCATTTTTGCCAGAATGGCTGCACGAATTGCGCTGTGTCGGTTCATCGCTTCAGGTGGATCCTCAGTTGGTTTTTCAGGGCCGCGGACAGTTCTTTTGGCATGTCGCTTTTAATAAGGCGTTTTGAAATAGAGGTGAAAGCCACTGTGAGCGGTGTCTCCAGAGGAACTTTGACCACATCAATCGGGTAACGGGCCTTACCTACGCGCCGCATGACCTGCCAGCGTCCGTTCGCCAGCTGTTGAATGAACGCGTTGCGAAAGGTATAGGGTCCGATCTTAAGGACACTGCCCGCTCCATTTCTGGCACCTTTTTTACGCGACAGCCTGACGCGCGCCGTGCCGAGCTTTATTGCAGGAAGATTACCGCGGTTGATTTTTATCGATGCAACCGGACGGTCGTGACGCGCTTTGCGTAAACGGGAACGCTGCCGGACAAGACGAACCGGAAGCCCCGTTTTCCGGTTATCATCAACTTTTGTTTCTTTCGCTACAGCTTTGCTGCCCTGGCTTATCGTTCTGCTGGCAACCCGGTTAAGTGCTTTTGCCGTTGCCTCAGGAACGATTAAGCGGCTGAGGCTGTTCAGGTTCTGAATAGCCCTTTCCAGTCCTTTTACAGACATAGCACCTCCTCATTCGAGATGGATGCGGGGTTTTCCATTGAACATGTCAAAGCGGGTAACGGTCAGGTTCTTACCGTCGTAGTCGACACTGTCGTTTCGCCGCGGCTGGTAAAGCTCAGAGAAAACCACCAGCGTCGTACCTGTCCCCGTCAACGGTCCCATTTCCTCGAGCTGCTCAGCGGGAACAACGTCATAACTGCTGCCATTGATGATTGCTGTCTTTCCCATCTTTTTTATGGTGGCCGCGTCCATGCGCGCCGCCATCCGGTTAAAGGGATTAGGCATTGATCTTTACTTCAACGACGGTGGTACTTGCCCCTGCATCTTCCCAGGCGATACCTGCGGCAACGGCATCCGTTTCTTCGATCTGAATTTTTCCGCCCTTGAGATACACCTGCGCCCCGGCAGTAACTGCATCAGCGGGGACTTTTGGCAGGAGGAATACCCCTTCAGTAATGCCGTCCCCGGTATCGCCGACAGGAATATCCGTAATCGCCACAGCGATAAGTTTGCCAATCACAACCGGATCGCCGCTCTGAATGTCGGTTGTACCACTGTTTACCAGAGGGATCGTTTTCCCGTCCTGCGCATAGTTCTTAGCCATAAATTTCTCCATTCAGCCCCTTGCGGGGCTGGTTTCAGGTATAAAAAAAGCCCTTACGGGCATCTGTTTGTCAGGACTGTTTTTTACTGACCAGTGGATTTAGTCATGCCGCGATAGTCCAGCGGTGCCACACCGGCATCGATACGGACTTTCGTGGCGATACCATCAGTGGTGAAGCCTTCTTGCTGATCGATGTAAGGGGTATCGACGCCGTTGAGATACGCAACCTCGATGGTGTCGGTGCCCTTCGCGGCAGCCAGATACCAGGCTTTCGCATCAGCCTCATCCAGACGTGGTTCTGCAATGACTTCTGCAAAGTTCTGGATAGGGTTAACGATCCCGGCATTGATATCTGCACCTTTAACACTGGCCGACTTGATAGTCTGATTCGCCAGGGTTTCCAGGCTGACGGGAACCAGCATGTAGGCCGGACGAATATTCAGGGTACGCTCCCCTTCTTTCTGCAGACGCATCAGCTTGCGCGATTCATCCAGGCTGGCCACGGAAATTGCGCCCGAACTCAGGTTCTTGTGATCGGCATGGAACAGCGCCTTGCCGTCGGAGAGTTTCGGGTTTTTGGTCAGGATGGCGTAGACCAGATCGCCAATCGTTGCTTTCGCCGCGCGCCCCATCTTCATCGGTACGTCGGTGAGCTGGTTGAGATCGTCGTTGATGATCGCCTGGCGGGTTACAGAGAAGATTTCACCGTAAGTGGCAAGCGCGATAGTTTCGCCTTTGTCAGTGGTAGTGATGTACTTGTACTCCGCCCCTTCACGAACCTGTCGCAAAGAAGGGAAACCACCCATGCCGACACGATGCGCCGTTTTGAAGTCTGACAGCTGGCCTTTTTTGGTCCACTGCTCGAAGGTTTCCTGCGCCTCGTCCCAGCCCTGAATCAGCGCTTTGTTCGCAACATCGAGCAGAATGTTGCCAAAGTCAGAGGTGCTGTGGGTCAGCGCCAGGCCAACCATCTGCATCGGATTGTAGCTGGCCACACCGATGCCTTTTTCTGTCAGGGCCATACGCGCATACTCGCGCAGCGTCATACCGTTATAAACGTTATCCCGCTCCTGACCTTCGAACCCGGCACGCGCCATCAGTGCCTGGCGAATACCATCCGCGACGAAGTTACCGTTGCCCGCATGAATATGCGGCTGGGTGGTTTTATTGGATGGCGTGGCCGTTTTACCGAGTTCTGCTAGTAGCAAATCTTTCGCCTTTTCGACGGAACAATCAGGGTCGGCCACACACTGATTCTGCAGTTCCATATGTTTATTGCCGAACATGGCAAAAAGATCGCCGATAGCGTTAACGCGGGCTTTCTGCTCAGCCATTACCTGCGCGCGGATCGCATTTTCATCCGGTGCCGGGTCTGTTTTTGCCTGCGGTGCCGGAGGCTGGGTAATAACCGGGTCACGCTGGGTAGTGTTGCGCGGCGGGGTGATCATGTTGCGAATGCTTTTTGGCATTTTTTCAAATTCCTCAATACGTTTTGAATGAATACAGGCCATAGCCTGAAGGGATGGTGTCACCTGGTCGGCAAAACCCAGTTCAAGGCACTCGCTGCCGTTCATCCAGGTTTCGTCCTCCAGCATTGCCGCAATTTCTTCTGTGGATTTTCCGGTTTTCTGCGCATAAGCCGGGATAAGCACGGATTCAACCTTGTCGAGCAGATCCGCATAGTCGCGCATATCGCTCGCGTCACCACCAGCAAACCCCCATGGCTTATGGATCATCATCATCGTGTTTTCAGGCATGATGACCGGATTGCCTACCATAGCGATCACCGACGCCATGGAAGCGGCCAGACCGTCGATATGAACGGTAATCGCCGCGCCGTGGTGCTTCAGCGCGTTATAGATAGCAATGCCGTCGAAGACATCACCACCGGGTGAGTTGATATAAAGGTTGATGTGGGTGACGTCCCCAAGTGCCCGGAGATCATTGACGAACTGTTTCGCCGTTACGCCCCAGTACCCGATTTCGTCATAAATAAAAATGTCGGCCTCGCTGTTATTGCTGGCCTGCATGCGGAACCACGAATTACTTTTTACGCTGGCTTTCGGACGGTGGCGCGCCCGGTTCTTTGGCTTCGGCACTGGTGCCTCCTTTATCATTGGCGGGGTCTGTGTCAAACACCAGGCCCTGTTCACGGTTCTCGTCAACCTCCGCTTTACGGCGTGACTTAACATCATCCGGGTTGCGACCGCTGGCACGTATCCAGTCGGATTCAGTAGCAGCACCGCCGCGGATCTGCGTTTTCCAGGCATTCGCTTCTTTAACGGGGTCAATCCACGGCATAACGGGCCCCGAATAAACCGCGTTATACAGCGAGTCCATATCGATGCCTCTCGGCAGCTTGATTTCTCCGGCAGCAATAGCCATCTTCAGCCAGGCCCGGTACATGGGCCGGGTCACTGAACCGATGAACCAGTCCTGAAGAATCAGATATCCGTCGGTTGACTCGACAAGCTCCTGCCGCTGGGCACTGTACGTGCCGTTGTAGTTTCTGGATGTGCTGGAAAAACTGAGGCGACTGCCGGCGGATACAGCACGCAGCTGTCCGTTACGAAACGACTCGAGGTTAGGGTTCGGGCGATCGGATTTAATCATCCCGATTTCTTCCCCGGCCTGCAGCTCGTCATAGAGCATACCGGGCTGAATCATCAGCTCGCGGTCATCGCTGCTGGAATCAGACTCGAAGCTCTGTCCGTCGCCTTTTTTGATATACATGCCGAGTGCAGCAGCAATTCTTGCTGCAGTAAGCTCAGAGTCCTCGTACTCTTTCAGCGCGCTCAGCCGCATCAGGACACCTGACAAAAGAGAGGTTCCACGGGTCTGGTGCAGGCGTCGGGTGAATTTGAGATGAAGCATGTTCTCTGCATCTATCTCTTTGGTATCGAACTGACGCCCGGACACCGGCAGGCTTTTATAGACCTGATATTTTTTAGGCCGCCCCCAGTTATCGACAAAAACACCCTGATTGAGCTGGGTGGCGGCATCGCTGTTCATTGGCACGAAGTCCGGCTCCAGCGCTTCCAGCCAGAACGGCACGCCAGCAACGGGCTGAAGACCATTTCCGGTACCGCGAACCAGCTGAGCAAATACCTCACCGTCCCGGAGCCACGTTCGCAGCATCAGCCGCTCCAGCATGGGGCGGGTAAACTGGGTTGTGACATCGGGTCTTACGGACCATTCGCCCCACTTTCTGCGGATATCAGTGGCCAGCTTTTTAGCGATCTTCCCGTTACTCAGCATCGGATGCGGTTCAACTATGATGCCCTTCGCACCCACCACCCTTTCTTCCAGCTTGTCGAAAACGCCGATCACCAGATCATGGTTGTTGTCCAGCCAGCGCGCCTGCTGCCTCAGTGAAACCGCCCCCATCTGGCTGAGCTGATCGGCAGAGCGATTTTCTTTCTGGGCTTTGTGGGTACGCGTTTGCTTAACCGCCTCATACGCCTTAATTACCGCACGGGCACGCAGGCGTGAGGCTTTCCAGCCTGGCGAAAACACGCCAATCGCATCATCTAAAAAACTCATCCAAACCTCGCCAGCCTGTAGCCGGGTCGCCCGCGGCGTTTATTATTGAGCGTTGCCAGTCGGCGCTCCCATTCCTGACGGCCTTTTCTGATTTCCGACAGGTTTTCGAGCGTCATCTGCTGCCCGTTGAAAGTGATTGATTTACCCTCCAGAACAGACAGCTCGGCTGCGGCGTAGCGGTCGATCATGTTTTGAATATCTGCTGGATTCACACCCAACCTCCTGACGAAGACCACGGATTAGCCTGCTCGGTTACGGGCTTCTCGCGTTTTGGTTTTGATTTTGATTTCGGCGCAGGCGACGGGGATGGCATTTCGCCAGTTTCCGTCTGCGTGACCTCGATCCACGTTTCCCGCCGTGCCCACTCAGGAGCTGACGGCCATTTAATTTTTTCGTAACCACTAAGGATGGCGAGCGCGTCGGCATAAACGAGCAGGTCGAATGCTTCGTTTGCGCCCCGCCCGGGCTTACTCCACTTCCCTTCATTCGAGCGTTCCTCATACGTCAGTTCGTCATAGAACCAGCTGCCCAGCCAGGCGGGAAAATGCACATAGCCAGGGCCAGGTGAATCCCGCCACAGCGCATTATTCACCCGGTCTTTGAGGGCATCGGTCTGGAGAAGATAAAGAGGCACATCTCCCGCCGCCTGTGCGCGACGCGTTGATCTGCCCGTATTATCAGGAAATGTTCGCTGGATAAGTTTGCTACGCCTGACGCTGTCACCCTTGAAGAGATGGATACGCTTACCCAGCCCCTCACGGCGACATCTTCGCCAGAACTTGTAGGCATTATCCGTCACGCCGTCCTCGCCCCCGGAGTCCACAGCCATCGACATAAGCCGCATGCCCTTTGACGGGTCAGACGCGAGCGGCCACGTTTTATCAAAGACATCGGTGAGTAAAAGATCCCAGTCCTCAGGGTAGCTTGCCGGATCCACCTGAATGCTCTCCCCGTTGCCGTCGCAGCGCAGCGAATACCGGATGTTGTAACGGTCAATTATCCAGCGCTCCCCCATACTTCCATAACCCGTAACCTGCACAACAAAGCGCCTGTTGCGCCCGGCCTGTACGTCAACGGTCGCGGTGAGAAACTGCACGCCATCCGGTACCGAACGTTTAGGGACATCTTCGGCACGCTGCTCGAGCAATTCACTTTTGCGCTGCTCCATGCTGGCACGAGGCAAATACGGTCTGCCGAAATCGGTGTTGATAACCGTCTTCAGGGTTTCTTCACTGCGGGTGGATTCATATTCCTGCTCGGCGGTCAGGAATTTATAGATTAGCTGCGACCAGGTCTGGTAAGCCGCTGCCGGACCTTCCATCCAGAAGGAGGCAATACGGGAACGTCGGCCATCACCGCTTACCTGCCCTTTACTGTCGATACTCTGCCCGTCGCGGAGCCACACACATTTCATGTTAAGCGCACGCTTCATATCCGGTGTGATCCTGCCCTTACAGGCCGGGCACTGTAGAAACGCCGCTTCGCTGGCAAGCACAGGATCGCTACTGTCGCGATACCCGGTCATATTGTCCATTTCCGGCTGGAAATATTCGCCGCAATGCGGGCACGGCCAGTAAAGACGGCGACGGTCGCCACGGTTATAGAGCGATAATATTCCGGTAGTTGGAGGGGCTTCATGGGGCGTGGAACGCCGCCATTTTGTGTCTCTGATATCCCTCCCGGGCGAGCTCTCAACCAGCGTCATCCCGGAGGACATGAATGTCGTGGTACGCTTCGACGCCAGTGAAAAAGCGTCGCCTTCTCCGTCGATATCTTCCGGAAAGCGGTCATAATCCGTCAGCGCCACACTTTTATAGTCAGAGGACGACATGATGTTGACGGATGGCCAGCCCAGTTTCAGATAGTTACCAGCGCGGAAAGTACGATCGTAAACGTTATTATCGTTACGCCTTGGGCTCAGCCGGGTTTTCACTTCAGGGCTACAGCGAAAAGTTCGGTCCAGACGTTTTTTTGAATGCTCGCGCGCCTTTTCCTCTGATACCTGAATCACAAGCATATCTGCCGGATCGCAGACGATGTTATAGACAATCCAGCCGTCAATAAGTCCGATTGTTTTACCCGTTCGCGCCGGGCCAACAAACACCACTGCGTCATATTCACGCGATGCCAGGCAGTTCATTGGCTCAATAACATAGGGGGCCAGATCCGGATCCCATGGAACGGAGTTTCCCGCCCCCATAGGCACGCGCATATAATTACTGACCGCATCGGCCACCGGCATACGACGCGGGGCACGTAAAATACCGGAAACATCGCGGCGGATGCCCCTGGCGGATGCCCGCTTTGCCATCAGTCCTCCTCTGGCTCTTCCTCCTCTGTTTCAGTGTCCTGCACCCTCTCGGCCATCTGGTCACGCAGATCATCGATAACGCTTTGCACGCGCGAAACCGCAGCAGGCGTTAATGCACAGTCGCGCTCAAGTACATCCGGAAGGGTTTCAAGTACCATGACGACGGCTTTCGCCATCAATGAGAATTCTCGCGCCACTTCATCTGCAGGTATTAACTGCCCCGTATCCTGTTCGAACTTCAGCCTCTCGTTCTCTGCTTTCCAGTGGGACAGCCTGTCAGAGGGGGGCATATCATCGATATTGGCCGAAACGGTAGGGATCATCAGTTCTGTCAGAATGTCAGTCACCAGATAAAGCTTTAATTTGCTGTTGCTGCCAGACGCGGGTTCGACATTTTTCAGCCTCGCGGCAACCGTCTGACGGTGTACGCCGGTTATCCCTGCAAGCTGGTTGATATTGAGTTTTAAAGTGGCAATTTCCTGGTCCATGATGGTGAACACTTTTTGAACGATTCGACATCTTACGAAAATGGTCTCTAATTGAATCAAAGACCTGCGCACATGATGATGATGACTCTAGATCCGAAAAACTAGCCGTTTCCCGCGAGCGCGCCGCCCCGTGGCAGGCCCCACCTGCCGGGAGGACCCATAAAAAAACCCTGACTAGCAGGGTTTGATGCGTCGTAAACTTTATTCATCCTTCAATCCAACTCCTAATAAAGGTTCGTGTTTTCGTATCTTTAATACTTCTTGTTCAGCCTCCCACTTTGTTATTTCCTCAGCAGTGTATTTTTGCTGGACATCTGCTATTTTTTTGTAAACCAAAGAAGCTCGCCCCCTATTAACAGCAGAGTGCATTTTAATTGTGGAAAGATAAAATTCATTCAGGGTATCGTATGTGCTTTGAACCGCAAGAAGTTCACGTTCATTTAGCCCATCACAATTTCTTTCAGGGGCTCTAATCAAAGACACATGGTAGTTATGAGCTGTAACTCTTAACTCCCTCAACTCAAGCGCCTCTTCATGTTTTCTCCAGCCTTTGATAGCCCATAAGGCGACAAATGCTGCAAATAATGTAGCAATAGCGGATGCCCATGTTCCTAACATTGACCAATAAGACCACTCTGCTGCTTTCTGCGCTGCTTCAAGTGCAGATAAAGCCATTACTTTCTCATCCATCACAACCTCGTTTATGGCGGCGTTTCGAATGATTATATTTTATGTAACTTATCAAAGCAGCAAATTAGTGATAGGTGTTGCTTTATACCCTGTTGAGGATCATGACCATTATATTCCTTTGAGAGGATAACAGTTATTTACGTTCTTTCTCAATCTCTCGTATGGCCGACAAATTATTGTTGCCCTTTTCAATAACGGCCAGCAGCGGCTTAATCCACAACACAGCCTGACAGTACGTCATTGAGCTGGTGGCAGCGGCACGATCATCGGCTGTGTCAGGTCCGTTGGTATCGGCGTGCATTGCGCGGGAACGTAAATGGAACGCGTATTCGAGCAACCCACCAGCAATGTCAGCAGGAACAGGCAAATCACAGGTCTTTTCACGGCGGAGAATCTCCCGGTATTCGATAACGGTTTTTTCAGTGCTGACGTCAATCAGGGAATTCAGCCTGTTGGCATGTTCTGCAATCTGATTAAACCGATTGAAGTTGAAAGCCTGAGCGGCAATCACATGCCCCTGCAAAGCGTTGTCACTCCGTAGAACGTCGTTATCGCTCTGTATGCGGCTGGCGTTTGAGCAACTTTTTACGAGCGCGATTGTGAGACCCGCAATGATTACTACAGCTATTGGGAAAGGAGTCAATTTCACAGGACATTTAACCTCACACCAGCACGGATTTCGCCAGGTTAAACAGTGCGCGACGTTTATCAAGACCATTTTGACCGCCGTTGATAAGCAGCGTTACGCGCTCAACATCGCCGGAGTGAAGAAGGCAACCGCGGGACACATAAAACCACGCAGCGGAACGGGCAGCGTGCTCATCTACCTCAAGCAATTCGGGGTGCGCCACCAGGTCAAGCTTTAGCGCCTGACCGCAGCTGCGATAGTTGCTCAGACCGGTGATTTGCTTCAGCCCGCGCCCGCGGTATTTCCAGCCGTCACCTGCAACCTGATTACCCAGATTCTTTTTACCCCACTCGCCGCCGTATACCAGATTGGCGATCGCTTTCTGGTTGGCCGGTTGAGTCGACGTTCTGCCGAGCGCAGCGGCCTGCTGGGGAGTGATGCGGTACCTGCCAAATGTGGGCACCAGGTTTTCAGCCGCGTAATTCAGATTTTCCACCAGCCGGGTAAAGCCTCCAGACTCATGGCCCATCTGAGCGATAAACATGGCCTGGTCGAGCGGAGCGGTAATGCAGTATTCCTTCATCACCTTGTCTATTTGTGGAAACCAGCGCGCGGCCAGCCCGGCGCTGATACCTGCCGCCTTTTGAAATTGTGTTTGGTTCACGTTGTGCTCTCTCCAGTAATACGAGCGATATTGCCGCCCGCACGCCAGATAGCGATGCAGACAACAACGTTGATGAGTATTTCACCGTAATCGACCTGCACATAATCGCCGTGCCAGATGCGAAAAGCCGTGTATGCAGGAGCCAGAATCAGCCCATAGGCCAGAAACTCCATTATCCGGCGGCGCCGCATACTGCGCTTACGGAAAAACATCAGGCGGAACGAAATCATGATGCAGGCCAGTGCATTAAGGTGAAGCAACAGCCATGGAAAGTTCAGCAGCAGCCACGTCATTCTTCCCCCTTCACGCCGGGCAGATTGCCTGTTTTTGAGCGGGCAAGAATGCGCAGCAGAATTGTCACGGAAACCGTTGAAGCCGCCAGTGCACCAATCGCGGGCGATACCTTGATAGTGACTGACGGGTTAAGCTGATTCAGGGCTGCATTGATAAGGGCGGCGATAATTTCTGAGGCAGTACCGGCACAGTAAATGCCACCGATAAAGGAAATGAGCGCAAAAAGAATCTGCTTCCAGATTTTGTGATCCTCAGAACTGAGGATATACAGCGCCGTCCCTGCGAGGGAGCAGACCATCACTGCTGGCGTTGCCTCTGGAAAAAGCGTGGCGAAGGTGATTCCGGTTGTACCAGCAGCCACGCCCGCCGTTACCGTTGCAGTTATTGGTTCTGCGGACATTTAGCCCCCTCTTATTGCTGTGGATCCTCTCAGAAAAAATTGAGGGGAAATAAAAAAGGCCGCCAGTTGGCAGCCTTAAAAATGATAAAGCCTACCAATTTTGGCAGGCTTTCGATGATTTAGTGGTGTGTAGTGAATGCCACAATTAACAGCTTACAAAAGTTTTTGCGTACGCGTTAATTTTTTTGTATTTTCATAAATACACAGCTAGTAACCCCTAAGTAGAATAAAAAGATGACTGCAGAAATAGCCGTATTCAATAAGACCGCTGTAGCCTTAGCAGCAGATTCAGCTGTAACGATTTCAGGCGGTGGTAAACATAAAATTTATAATGGTGCAGAAAAACTTTTCGCTTTGACTAAACATCATCCAGTAGGATTGATGGTGTATGGAAGCGGCGACCTATGTACTGCACCATGGGAGCTTGTCATCAAGGCATACAGGAAGGAATTAGGTTCTAAATGCTTTGACACACTTGAGGAGTACGCTGAGGATTTCTTCAGTTACCTGCAGTCTGCAGAAGCTGTAATTACATCTGGTATGCGTGATGCGCACCTCTATCACTTCTTAAGTGAAACTGTTTTTGGAATGCTGGTTGATGCTTTCTCCGAAGATCTCGATCCTGCTTATCTAGTAAACTTCGATGAACTTCAATTTGTGACAGATTTCACAAATTACTGCGGACAGTTGCTGACAAGATTGGAAGAAGTTGATTATTTGGATGGATTTAGTTCAGATGACGAACAAACAGCACTTACATACACCTTAGCAGTCTCACAGCGTATTATTAGCCAAAAGTTTAATGATTTCGCTCCCGCATCCATAACACCACAACTTACCAAAGTGGTTAGTGACGTATTAGCGGCCATGATTTGTAAGCAAAGTGATATAGGTTCTATCTCAGGGATTGTAATCGCTGGCTATGGTGATAAAGACTATTATCCCAAGGTTCTATCCTATGAGGTATGTGGTTTCTTTAACAACAAAATCAGGAAGACCACAAACGCTGATAAGTGTTGCATAACTCCAAACTGCGGTGTCACCCCCTTTGCTCAAGAAGATGAGGTTTCTGCTTTTATGCAGGGGGCAAGCTCCCATCTCATACAAAACCTTCATAATGAGTATCAGAGTTCAATCATTAATCTGCTGGATGGTATAGATACAGTAATCACAGATATGGTTCCTGCGACAGATCTCGAAGGAGCCAAAGAGGCTATAGTTAACGTAGTTCGTGGGACAGTCGCCGAGTGTAAAGCCCGTATAGATAGCTTTGTACGCGAAAACTATGTTGACAAAGTTGTTAATATGATCGAGTTTTTACCAAAGCAAGATCTTGCCTACATGGCTGAATCATTGGTTAATTTAACTGCTTTCAAGCGCAAGGTCTCCGACGACACCGAAACAGTAGGCGGCCCAATAGACGTTGCGATTATTTCTAAAGCAGATGGTTTTATCTGGGTAAAAAGAAAGCACTACTTTGCAAAAGAACTGAACCATCACTACTTTTCGCGGTCATAGAGACAAATGGATAAGGGGAAAAAAATGTCACTTAAGCAAGCTTATGAAAGAACACAGCCTAAAAGCGTTAACGATTTTTTCCATGTAAACGCTTCAGGGAAAACCAGACGTAATGCTACAGGCAACTCTAACTTTTTCACCAAATTATACAAAGAGTTACCAGCGCAAGCATAAGGTTAAAAAAAGCCACTACGGTGGCTTTTTTTTATCCTACTATAACGATACTCATAACACCTTCCACAAAACCCAGCGCTGTTTGTAGTTCTTTCCTTATTGTTCCATCAGAACACTTTCTTTTTTTAGCAATAGCTCGCAGCGAGATACCAATCACGAAGTGAGCTATGATCAGCTCATATTCTTCTGGCTTGTGCTGCTTGAGACGTGCGACACAACCATCAATCATGATCCCTTCATCATCATCACATTGCAGGCGTGACTTCTTACCGTGCGGTAGCAACCCTTTAAAACCAGCAGCTATTGGTTGCCAGTCTACTCCACTGCTATCGGCTGCAGCCCAGGCTCCCCAGCGGTCCATTACCTCGTACATATCACGCATTTTTCTCTCCAATGTTTTCGATAATTATCATTCCGGTTTCGCCCCATACTTTTGATGTCCGGGCGTCCCAAATGTGGGAATCATCCTCAAACAAGGCATCCAGTAGCGATTTAGTGAGATTGTCCAGGTCTGGCTTTACCATGTGTGGCTGGCCGTCCATCGCAGCGCGTTTTTTCTTACTCCAGCTAAGTGGCATCGGTAAAACAAAAGTAATATGAGCGCCGTTCTCCGGTACCCGGATGCCATGCAGACGTGCTTCATCGCAAAACATGCGATAGCGCATCACAGGTGGCCGCTGTTTCCATTTATCACGGCGTGTCATGCGGGGTTTTCCGACAGGGGTGATGATGTATTTAGGCATGCAGCGCCTCCTGAATGCGCGAACCAATCCAGCGCATCACCGGTACCGCCATCGAATTGCCGATAGCTTTATAGCGCGGGCCATCAGCGGCCAAGCGGTAAGCCTGCTCTGAAGTCAGTTCTGGCCGGTGGTGGCGCAGGTAGGCATATTCTTCCGCGGTGAGCTGCTTACGTTTTTGTGTCGGGATCAGAGTGTGGTTATCAGGAAATCCCTGCAGGCGTTCACATTCGACAGGCGTAAGGCGGCGAACCGCCATATTCTTCATCACTGAGGGGGATAAATTTGATCCACTGCTGGCGGCCGTCAGTGTTGGGGATTGTTCTTCTGCCCAGCCAATGCCACCAGCTTTTGCCCCCTGTCCAGCCTTGAAGGCATAAACTACCGCATTTTCCTGTCCGTGGTTACGCCCCAATGTATGGACCATGTTTCGGAGGGTATCGGGGTCCTGTGTCCCGTGCACCGCAAGCGTCTCATGGTCAGCACCAGGTTTAGCCCGAAGTGCTCCCACTCCGGGAGTGAAAGATGCATGCCCGTTGCTGCTGAAAACAATCGGCGCTTCGTGGTTACAGGTCAGCGTGGGTGCTGTATCATCGGTTTTAATTTCAGCACCACCCTGCCCGTGCGCCATCGCGATAATCGGCGTACCTCTCCCGGTACCGTCCTCGCTACCATCGAAACCTTCTGCTTTAAGAGTGTGGCTGATATCCCCGGCCACGCACTCCGGGATCAGATGTCCGGCTTGTGCCTGGTTGTCGTCTGCACCACATACTCCAACGCCGTTTGAAGTAAGCGCGGCAACTGCCTTCGCCTTTTCTCTGCCCGGCGGAGAATTCCGGCGCAGGCCTTCGGACTCAAAAAGAATTTTTGCGGGATCGATATCCCCTCTAGCTGTTGCGACAACAAACACACGTCTGCGTCGTTGGGCCACTCGGAAAAATTGAGCGTCGAGCACTCGCCAGGCAATAGCTCTTTCTGGTCCAAGCACATAACCAGCGTTTGCCCATCGCTTCCCTGGTGATTCCAGCGCGCAGCTTTCGCCGGCAAGCCCTGCAAGAAAGCATCCGAAAGCGTTATCTTTGCTGCTGAATACGCCGGGTACGTTTTCCCAGACGACGATGACAGGTGATTTTCCCTGTTCGCTTCGTTTTTCATCGATAGCATTTACCAGATCCACAAAAGCCAAAGTTAACTGGCCGCGTTCGTCAGCCAGCCCATTACGTAATCCCGCAATGCTGAACGCCTGACAAGGGGTTCCCCCCACCAGCACATCGGGCGCGTCAATTTTTCCGGCACGGATTGCCGCGGCGATTTGGGTCATGTCGCCCAGATTGGTAACATCCGGCCATCGATACGCCAGAACAGCGGAGGGGAATTTTTCTATCTCAGCGAACCACGCCGGGCACCAGCCCAGACAATGCCATGCCACGCTGGCGGCCTCGATGCCGCTGCACACTGAGCCGTAACTGACTGGCCTATTCATCTGCAGGCTCTCCCAGCAAATAGAGGACCTGCACCAGCAGCTCTGCTTCGTTGCCGTGCTTCATTTCCCAGGCTCGACGGCCAGCATGAATAGCCACACCATAACCGCCGTTGCGATGGTGCATATGGCAAAGTGGAATTGATTTCCGATGTTCAGCGCGCTGGCTTGTGCCCTGACCGGTCCGGATGTGGTGAATTTCAGCTGGCGTTTCGCCCAGGTTCTGGTTTCTGCAAACGATGCAGCCCAGTGCGGCCACACGTGAAAGATAGATGCTGTCTGCTTTCTTCATGCTGGACCACCAGCATAAGCAGAAACACCGCGCGCTGACGGGCGGTGTATGTAAGACGGGGTCATTCTTTGCGCCATCACTTTTCTCCGGTGATGGTGCGACAGGCGCTGGTTGTTCAGGCCAGCTTGATTATTATAAATCAGTTGTCAGGGTTGCGGAAGCGCTCAGCAATTTGCTGGAGAGATTCACGGGTAATTAGTATTGCTTCGAGCGGTATTGGTATGACGATGAAAGATCCATCTTCCTGACTCACCACTTCATAACGTCCAGCAGGGCGAACGGCAGCGATTAATTCTTGCTCATTCATAACGGAAAATCCTATTCAATTCGGTTCCCCCCCGACAAGTCGAGGCCGTCCCTTTTCTCCCTGCGCTCTGAACGTAACTTAATCAGTACTTCTGTAGAACGTTTAATAGGTTAGATAGAACAATTAACGGTAATTGGTCTGTGTAACCGATCGGCTCTTAATGCACAGGAATCATGACGCTTATATCACCGGCCTGTTGTCAGTATCAGTTACTCGGTTCAGGAAATACGTTACAACCCCCATCACCGTTGTATCGTCCAAAGCATCCCCCTCTATCGCTTCTCCATCTTGCGTGATAAGCGCCTTACCCTGGACAGATGCAAAGTCCAGTGCTCCGCAGAACGAGATCAGAACGGTGTCACCAATTTCGGGTTTTCTGGCAACGTTAATAATCGTGTACCCAGCTGATGTTTCAATAGTGCGGCAGTTACCGTCATTGCCGAAAAGGCTGGTAATGGTGAGCAGCTCCCCTGCGTAATCTGCTGCCGGTGTTGGAAAGTCCATGATTGCACCTCCTGTATAATTCACTGTATATTTATACAGTAACATCAAAAAAACAAGGGTCAAGAATTTGGGTGCAAAAAACCCGCCGAAGCGGGTAAGTGCTTAATCAATAATCAATTCTTCTTAAAGCTAGCACTACCAGCGCTATTAAAACCACCAGCCAGACTGCGCCTGATAACAGCTCCATCAGGTACACTTTCCCGCCTCCTTTGGTACCGCCTCAGAGAGAACATTTTCCGCCCAGTCACGGTCGAATCCTGGCATTGCTGGCAAAGCGGCAGCAATATCTGCCGGTAATGCGTCGATGTAATTAAGTGCAGCCCGGGCCACTTCTACTGTTTAGCTTAACGCTGGCGGGGCTGTGTAAAGTTTAATTACTCGGCACGGGTCAGCATGCGGCGTGATTGGTTTAACCGTAAACAGATAGCCACATCCATCTTTCGCGACGTCCCTTAGTTCCTGCTCATCAGTCCACGCCACAGGCTCAGCACTTGATGCTGCTGCAAGCTTATCTGCACGGAATCGCTCGTTATCAAAGCTGTTGCGCCAGTTTTCACGCTCCTGCTCTGCGGTTTCAAGCTCATCCAGCAGCGCCATAACGGTGGCGGGGTTAGCAGCGGCAATAAATCGAGCTTTATTTGCAGCCTTTTGCTGCCCGTCAAAACCAGCCCACTTAACGACATCTCCGCAACGATTATCGCCTGGCGTATGAACCGCATATGTTTTTGACTTTGTGTCAATGAAGGCACGCCACTCATCAGCACCAGCCTGCTCCGCCGCTTTACGCAATGCCTGTTTGTCGATCTTGCTCATTGGGCTTTCTCCTCCACCAGCTCTTTCCATTTTTTCTCAAGGTCTTTACGGGCCGCTGACTCACCCTCAGGCGGGAACGAAAATCCCGCGCGGCGGCCGGTGCATCCGTTAGAACAACGAATTTCTGCTGACCCCCAGTTCATTCCCCGACTGCGGATCTTCACAGAGGGTGGCATGCCGCATTCAGGGCATTTTGGTAAATCACTCATATCTCAACCCTGTCAGCAGATGTTTGTGGCGCCGCAGCTCTCGAGCGGCTTTCTGAAGTCGCTGCAGGTTATTCAGCTTCGCTTTGGTACGGCGAATTTCAGTCGCTATAAAACGGGATGAAGGGATAAGTAGATCATCCGGACGGCTGACGAACGTCGGGATATCCTGAATAATTTCTTCCAGTGTTTTGCTATCTGGCGCTGACGTTAACTTGATGTCCACCGCTGTGGTCTCCTGCTGTTCTGGCTGTATTGCCTGTTCTCCGGCCAGGCTCCATGTGATGTTTTTCCCGTCTACATGGCGCAAAACCAAACCGTCTTTACACATTGCCCCAAGCGAAGCATTCAGGGCGCGAGGGGATTTACCCAACTTTTCCGCAATCTGGCAGGCGCTCATAGTTCCCTGTGCCTGCATCGCAGACAGTACTGCAGCCACCAGCGGCGATGTCTGTTTTGGTCTGATGCGCTTCGGCTTCTGCTCGCTAGCGGTACCAACAGACCATGAGCCATCATAAAAATCACATAAGCCCAGATCCTTCTGCTCACGCAACATCTTGAGCGCTTCCACGGGTTCGACGTCCAGACGGGCTGCAACCTCAAGGTAAGTAGCCTTGCCCATCGCTTTGAGTGCATCCAGTACGTTTTCCATCAGTTTCTCCTGCTTAATTTCAGTTTTGTCTAACCCTGAATCCCGCTTTAGCTGCGGTCTCAGAGTCATTTCTGTAAAGGTCATCGCCAAAGGAACTACGCATCACGCCGGTATGTGTGACAGGCGCCAGTTTCAGTACCAGGTCATCCCATTTCTCACGCAGCTTTGACGGGCTGAGCACGTTGCGGCACCAGAATGGGTCGCTCTGCACGCGCTTGAACATGTCGCATATCTGGCGATGCGTCCGGCCGTCGATAGTGCGCATCAGGCGAATCTCGTTTGCCCATGCGTTCCAGTTTGGCTCTTTGGGGCGAGCAACTTCTCCATCGGTTTCGGCGGCTTTTTCGTACAGGGTTCGGATCCGGGAAAAAATCCAGCTGGCGCACTGGTGGTCTTCAGGTGTGCCCCATTTTTTCTGGGCAGACGATTTTTTGTCAGGATCATCGCCGTTAGGAGATTCGTCAGAATTTCCGGACGAAGAGATCTGTTTTAATGATGGATCTGTAGTTACTGACGGATCGTGTCCAGATTCTGAACCCTGAGAACCGCCTTTTTTACTGATTTCAGGACGTCCAGAACCTGAACATTCGGAATCTGAACGTTCAGGTTTTGGACGTTCAGAAACTGAACCCTGAAATAAAGCGGCGGCCATGCGTAGCTTTTCAGCATTCAGGGTGTAAAGATTTGTTGCGCTGCGCTGACCATTACGGCGCTCAGTGCGAGTTAACCAGCCTTCAGCCTCAAGCTGGGAAATTGCAGTGATCACAGTGCTGCGCCCCGCCCCCAGCTGTCTGGCTATAGTGGCTACGGACGGCCAGCACACGCCTTCATCCGAACTGAAGTCGGCCAGGCGCGCCATGATCAGCAGTTTTATTCCTTTCACGCCCTGTGCGGCACAGCCGTCCCACACCCAGGAGGATAATTTCACGCTCACGACTTCACCTCTGTGAACTTAATTTCAAACTCCCGGCGCCCTGTTTCACTGTCGCCGGTGTACCCCTCGCGCCGATATGACACGCGGAGCTGTGATGCACGCAAAACCGTCACCATACGTCCGCGCTCGTCGCGGTACCGCTTCCCTGGAATGATTTCACCGTGGCGATCTACTGGCTCCTGAGCGGGTCGGTTATTCATCGCGTTTTTCATGCGCTCTGCCAGTGCGCTCGCTAATTCCTGAGAAGTACGCATAGTTGCCTCCTGAACGTTATGCAGCCCGATGGCTGTTCATGATTTGAATCTTTACGCCCACCAGCTGCGCCAGCGCGTCTATCGCTTCCAGAGTTTCTCTCCTGATTACCGGTTGAGGCTTCCCGGTGAATACCGCGTTGGTGGCTTCGATACACTCTTTGTTAACCCTTGCCGCCCGGTAGAGCATGCATTCTTTCTGCTCTAGTTCGTTATCAATGGCGGTGCGGATGGCATAGCTCAGCGCTTGCGCCTGTTTCAGGTAGTTCGGTGTATCGTTGCGGAACGCACGCTGAATAATCTGCTTGTTGTTGTGCAGCCGCCGCGCGTACTCATCCGGATCCGAAACGTCATCCAGTGACTGGAGCAGATCACCAAAGTGATGCGGGGTTATCAGCTGCGTCACCGTCTTCCAGCCCTTTTCCTGAGCCCAAGACTCCAGCTCAAATGCCAGTTTTTTGATTTCCATCAGTCAGATTCCTTTTGCGCGCGTGGGATATCCTGAACAGGAATTCCACTGGTAGGGGTTGGATGCAAATCCGGACGTAACTCATGCGGGGTGACACTCCAGCCGCCAAATTCACAGAGTTTTATCACTCGCTCACTTGGAACTCGGTTTCGGATAATCCAGTTTGCAACTGACTGTGAGGACTTAAAGTTGAATTTACGGGCAACGGCCGAAACCGAACCAATCGACCTTACTGCCTTTTCAGTTATGTTCTTGTATGAAGTAGACATCGTGTTCTCCTGAATGAGCCAATGACCGCAATATACTACACAAAGTAGAATATACAACTACAAAAAATAGAAATGACTAAGAACGCGCCGTGCCTTACTCTTCTACCTATGGTAGAAAAAGCGAATAAACATCAAGATTTCGCGAACCGGCTGACCGAAGAAATGCGCAGACAGCGCCGTTCCGTAAAGGATTTAAGCCAGGCTTGCGATGTCACATACGAAATGGCTCGTCGTTATACGCTGGGCACGGCTAAGCCACGCGATGAGAAACTGCAGAAAATAGCTGACTGGCTAAATGTCCAGGCTGCATGGCTTGACTACGGCGAAGGTGAGAGTGCGCCAGCTAAGCTTCAAGATATTGAGTTTTCGGGCTTCCAGACGACAGAGTCAGACACCGGCAGTGATGCGGAATTCAGGGAGTTAAGCGAAGACGAAAAACGACTAGTTCGTGTGTACCGACAGTTCCCAAGCGCTGAAGCCAAGAACATGCTACTTGCATTCGAAATGCGGTATAAACAGCTTTATGATTTCTTTTTGAAGTACGCCAACACCCCGCAGAAGTAAAAAAAATCCCAATGAACCCGGTACGTGCCGGGTTTTTTTACGCCTTTCAACACTACCGTAAGTAGCCACACTTTCTTTAATTTCTACTTTTAGTATTGACACATCTACTTTGTGTTGTATTCTCTACTCATCGAAGCACAACAGGTGCGACAGGTAACGTTCCGCCTACCCGGCGATAAGGGTAAAAAAGCGAACAGGCACGATGCCCACGAAGTAGCCCCCCGGGGCTCATGGAGACCGGGATGATTCGCCAGTATGAAATGGAGATAGCCATGGATAAGAAGTTAGAAGCTCTGTTCGAAAAGATTGGATGCTTGGAGCTGGCAGCCAAACGAGGGCTGCAGATCAACGAAGAGATTAAGCCTCATTCATCACAAGGCCAGGTCATCTCCGTTGAATACTGTAATGCGACACTAAAGCACTGTGCTCTTTTTCGTCGGTGGATTAACGAGTGCCTCGGATCATGAGAATTGATTGCTGTTCAGACAAGCCGTAACCCTGAACAAATACCTCAATCTCTTCTTCTTCGGTCTCGTTCATGAAAGTTTCGCCACCGAGGCTGTGGAAATCACCGGATATGACGTGCCCCTTCTCGATGTCATACCCACCGAGCAGCTCAGCGACTGTGAATTCTCCGATTTGGTCACGGATAACGATGTAACCAATGCGGTGCTCATGATGTACGACGACTCCGCGCATGCAAGTTTCCTTCTGGCTGTGTGAGAACAACCAGAATACCACCGAGCCTGAAGTGGTGAAAAGACAGGCGCACAACATGGAAGCACATTCCACCCTTTCACTAATGGGGATTGGTTTGTTAGATGGCGGAGTGTGCTTCCAGTTGTGGGCAAACGCAAAATATAGTCTTGAATAAAAGGCTGTTAATAATTTTCCAAGAGGATTCAGCATGACAGACTTTAATCGTAAACCATCACAGAAACAGGCAGTACGCCTTAATTGGCTAGAAATAAAACTTCGCCATCTTTGTTATTTGCTGGCTCAAAAAGGTAACCCGGAACTCTGAATTTTTACAGTGTGGAAAAGGAAGAGTTAAGCTGATAGTCATTTAAGTTTTTACAACTTTACAACCGATGCCTTAAATGGCAGGGATTCTCTCACCCTGAAAATAAGGAATTTGAAATGAAATTAAAAGTAACAACCTTTGAAATGGGTCTGGCAATCGTAAATAAAGAAATTGCGACATTTAATATTAATGGTGCAATTTCGGGCGTAATTCATTTGCCAGCTTCTGGCCCTGTAACCGTTGTGCTTGATGGCGGTTATGTGCTCGGTGAATTTCATTGCCCGGGTTGCGCTGTTAAGCACATTAGCTTGCTGGCTATGGATTTCACTGCAGCTCAGAACGACTGCGGCATGTCCTATTACGACCACAAGCGCCAACATCTGAACTGATATGACTGACATCATTTGTCATTGCGCTGCTTGTTGTAATGAATGCAAAAAATCTGAAATGCATGAAAGGAAAACGGAGGTATATCCGTATAAGCGCACGATTTATTTGTGTGAGCAATGCAATGAAAAAAGAGAAATGCGAGGTGCTTTAAAAATGATAAAGCGCGGCCAACGCAAACCGTTTCATTCAAAATCATCTTTCAAATATTAATAGAGGTTCTTATGTCTGTTGAGTTAAAAATTTTTGGCGGAGCGTATTTCCCGAAAGATAAAGCATTAAAAAAACATCCGAATTTAAAACCCCTCGCCACTGCTGTTAATGCTTCTACAAAAGCCATCGCAGAAGCCGTTATTTTCGGTAAGCTGGCGGCCGAACAGCCTGAACATATCGATGATTACTTTAAGGTCAAAATCTGGGAGCACCGCGAAGATCTTCCCTGCCCTGACCTTGATGTTTTCTCACCTGAGTTTTTCGACAGCGTGGCAGTATGGAATGTGAATGCCGGTGAACCAGCTGTGGCACCACAGCCAGAAAGTGATGAAAAAGCAGACTGGGAGGAAAACAAGGCACAGGAAGAAATTAAAACTGTTGCGCGGCTCGACCAGGCATCTCGAGCAGCTTGCCTGGCACTGTTCGGACCTGTCCCTGGCATCACTACGGCCCAATACGGCCAGATCGTCGATCTGTTGAATGATGATGAATCGAGTTATGCCCGCGAACTGGCAGAAGCTCTGGGGAAAGAAACCCGCGCGCTGGCATTGGCACCAGGACGGCAGGAGCAGTTACTCGCGTGGCTACGTGAGAACACAAAAGAGTCTGCTCAATGGCCGGACATTAAAAAGCAGATCGCCAAATGGATTGATACCCCTTCAGACAAGCGACCGCAGGCTGCCACCACCACCGAAGAAAATCGCACAGACACCGGCTCAACCTTAGGAGGCGGCAACAAAACAGACCGCAGCCCGGACCTGGTACATAACCTGTCCACCCTTCGGATTGAAGTGGCTGTAGCCATTCTGAGCATGTATGACGAGATCGACATTTACTGGATCCCGAATAAATTCATGATCGCTGCTAAATCTATGGCCGAAGCAGAACAGGACACCCGCTTTACTGCCTGGTGGAAAAAACTGCGCTCTACCCCTGGGATTCTGGACTATTCCCGCGCGGCCATCATCGCCCTGATTAAATCCGCACCGGAAGGCCTCTGGACCGATCCTGTCGCATTGCGTGAGTACATCAATCGCGAGCTGGTTGAATCTGATCATGCACATCCTGACCAGAAAACGATTGATATGGCCTGCCGCCCTAAAGCTCGCTCCAATTCGGAGACAAAAGAAGATGATGAAACCAAACCGACTGTCCCGGGCGAAACAGAGTTACCAGCAGTTTGCCCTGGCAAAGCTGCGCAACTCGACAAAGAACTCAACGATGCATTCGCTCATAACCCAGCATCAGAAGAGCAAGCCAGTGATCAGCCGCGGGTGGAGAACCTGGGCGGCGGAGTCTTCTCTGTCGATGCACTGATTAATACCTCCCCCTCAAATGAGGTCGAAAAACAGGAAGTACCACCAGCACCAAATGATCGCGACTTTGCAATTTTGCATGCGCTTAATGACCTTATTTCTGGACGCACCAACATCATGGGGAAAGAAGAAGCAGAAGGCGTGGTGGCATGCACCGGCCAGCTCGTTTCTGATGTTATTCCGCTGCTAATGGCCGATATCACCACCATAGAATTTTGCCTGTCTCCTGAGTTCTCCGACGAGGAGATCCACGACGTGGCAACCACCATGCTGGATAGCTGGTCTGACGATATCAGCGTGCGTCAGAAAATCGCCCTTGATGCGATCGTCGAATACCGCCGTCCTGAACCACCAAAATCTGTCGTGCTCGATCCGCCCGCCGTTACTGCAAAGCCGAAAAACGAGCCCGAACCAGAACCTGAAAAAAGCGCTCCGATTTCGTCTGTCACCTACCTACAACAGCTGACCATTGCTGCGCTGCAGGGCTTATGTTCCAACCCGGCATATTGCAACCAGTACGATGAATTGCCGGGTATGGCCGTGGGGCTAGCACGTAGCGTGGAGAACATGCACCAGCAGGAAACCGCACATGCGGCTGATTAATCGCAGCGCGAAAGATATCGTCGGCGGGCCAGCATGTGCCGCCGCCCTGAAATCCCACTACGAGAAATTCGGGGATCATGGACGTAGTTACACTCAGACTTTTTACACCGTTATGGTTGGTAAACATAAAGTAACCGTTGAGGTCGTTAATAGGCGTCGCAGCTATGTTGCAACCGCAATGACAGGAGCCAGACAGATTAAACGCATGGCAGAACTGGGTGATTTTTAAAATTCAACTTTCTCCGGTTGCATAGCCTATTATGCAGCTGGTCATCGAGAGTAAGAGTTATGACTGATGACATTTTAACTAATGATGCAATTCGTAAGCTGACCGGGTACAAACAACCCAAAAAGCAGTGTGCATGGTTAGCAGCTGCTGGTATTTGGTTCAAAGAGGATCGCAATGGCTATCCACGAACGACCTGGAACCACGTAAATAATCCCATTGCCTTGCGAATGGGGAAAAACCTTAATCCTGAGTTAACGACTCCTAATTTTGATGCAATGTGATGGCTGGCAAACGCAAAAATCCTGCAGACGCAATCCTTCCACCGCGGGTCTATAGGGGGAAGTCAAAATATGAATTTCACCCGGCTAGCGGTGGTTCCGTATCCCTTTGCCCTCTCGACTCACCTATTTCATTGGTTTGGGCCAAGTTCGAGGCTGCGCTAAAAGATATAGAGGAAAAGACCAATCTTGCTGGACTATTCGATGATTTTTTTGCCAGCGCGGATTATCACAAGCTTGGTGCGGAAACTCGTAAGGATTATAAAAAATATGCCCGTAAGCTCGTCCCGGTATTCGGAAAGATGGATCCTGACAGCGTTAAACCACAGCACCTACGACAATACATGGACAAAAGGGGCGTAGTTGCCCCTGTTCAGGCAAATAGGGAAAAAGCATTCATGAGCAGAGTTTATGGATGGGCTTATGAAAGGGGGATGGTGAAAGGGAACCCATGTAAGGGAGTTCGTCAATTTAAAGAGGAAGAACGGGAACGCTACGTAACAGACCAGGAATACAACGCGCTTTATGAGATCTCGCCGGTTGTCGTGAAAGTAGCGATGGAGATTGCTTATCTCTGCCTGGCGCGCCAGGGTGATGTCCTTGCCGTGCAAAAAGCGCATTTACTGCCAGAAGGGATCTTTATACGACAAGGTAAAACTGCCGCGAAGCAAATTAAAGCATGGTCTGACCGTCTGGCATCCGCCATAGAACTGTCAAATTCACTACCACTGAAAGACGGTGTATCGAGTATTTACGTTCTGCACCAGCAAAATGGGCAGAGATACACGCGTGATGGATTCAATAGCCGCTGGCAGCAGGCAAAAGAAGAGGCGCAGAAGAAATACCCTCACCTGCTTTTTGATTTTACTTTTCACGATTTGAAGGCGAAAGGTGTGTCTGATTTAGAAGGAAGCCTGCAGGAAAAGCAGCAAATTTCCGGTCACAAAACTATTACCCAGACGGCCCGTTACGATCGAAAAGTAAAGATTGTCCCGGTGGTTGGTGGGCAAAAATGA